TACAGAAGCGCTCGACGGGGTAAGGCATACTCACACTGATGCGGCTGGAGCTATAGAATTTTATTATGAATTTGCAATAGGCGGAGGCACGGCCTCAAGCGTTCAGGTGACTGGGTATATTAATGGCGTTAATGATGATGTAGATGTTTATGGTTACGATTGGGTTACCGCTGGATGGAAACAAATAGGAAATATTCAAGGAACTAATTCAACAACTAACAGTGTTTATTCATTTGATTTATTTGTCGATATGGTTGGCAATGGGGCTGACGAGGGGAAAGTTAGAGTTAGATTTTTTAAAGCAAGCGGCTTAACTAGCGCAACAATAGCGATAGATCAAGTTTTCGTCGCCTTCTCTCAAGGCGTTGAAGGTTACGACAACGGCGCGGTATGGTTCAATTCTAACGCATCAAATACCAATACAGAGGTAAATATAGACGGAACCGCAAGAAACCCTGTGTCAACAAGCGCTGCATTACTATCCTTGCTGACATCAACAGGATTACACAAGGTTGAGGTTGCCCCGGGTTCTACATTGACGCTTGGCGGGGATTATGAAGGCTATAACATTATAGGTAATGGCTCAGTACTTGCTCTTGGAGGCCAAAATATTGGCGGCACTGTCTTTGAAAGATTTTCAAGCGTTTCTGGCGTGGGAACGTCAACCGCTGACCCTGTGTTTTTTGAGGATTGTATATTTGCTACGGCAACACTCCCAGATTATGTTGCTCAGCAATGCGGATTTGGCGCGACAATAACCCAATCAGGCCCAGGAGACTTTACTCATATCGATTGCTATTCAACTGTTGCTGGCTCTGGAAGTCCAACATTTACCAGAAGTGGGGCGGGGGTTGCTACAGCAGAATACAGAAGGTTTAGCGGAGGAATTACCCAGTCAGGAATAACCGCTAGCGATACATTCACTATAGGCGGTGAGCTAGGCACTGTTACATTAAATGGGGCGTCTGGAGATGTCGAGCTTAGAGGTGTCTATAAAACTGTAACAGATAATAGAACTGGGACTCCAGCATTAAATCTTGATGGAGCAGTGAAAGGTGGGGATGTAGCCTTGATACTGGCAGATACTAACGAATTGCAGGGTGACGATATACCAACACTAATCGCAGCACTACCTACAGCAAGCGAGATAAACGCTGAAATGGTCGACGTTATGGAAGTAGATACTCATGCTCAACCATCAAGCGTACCCGCAGCTACTACCACCTATCAAAATATGTTTACTTACGCTTTTGCATTAGGTAGAAACAAAATGACCCAAACCGCCACCACAACACTATTAAGAAATGATGCTGATTCTGCTACAATAGGCACATCAACAGTAAGTGATGACGCTACCACCTTTACTAAAGGAAAATTCGTATAATGGGATTCTTCAACTTATTCACATCAAAACCAAGCAAAGAAGATATTGCTAACGAAAAAGCCAGAGCAGCAGAAGAAAAGCTTAAACACTCCGAAAAGCTCAACATGGAGCTACAAGCAGCTTTAGAGGTTGAGGCTAGCAAAGAGTCGAAACACAAAGCAAAGAATCAAGCGCAGGCTGTAGAGCACCTTAGAATCGCTGAACGCTATGAAGAAATGAGTTTAATGGTAAACGGTGCTAGAAAATCAGAATTTAGAGCAATTGTAGAGCGTAGAATAGAAAACGCTGCTAACCTGGGCGTAAAGGTTAAAGGTTCAATCACTGAAACAATCAATAGGTATAGTTAATGAGACGTGAAACAATAGAAGCGACTGTTGACAAAAACGAGCTGTATTTTGGTGTTAATGGTTTTGTTTATATTGTTAACATGGATAGCGGAAAGGTGAAAACTGTGAAATCCAAAAAAGCCGATACGTTTAAATTTAAAAAAGTTGCTCTAAGTTAATGGCTATCGATACCGCGGTAAAGCGCAATTCAGTATTAGCAATAGCAACTAATTTACTGCCTTTGCCTGACAATACAATTGATCAAGGTGATAGACAAACACTACTAAGGCATTATGCAGGCATATTGGCCGGTGCGGCCGAAGAAATATTAAACAAACTTCAAAAAATGAGCATAGATATAGGTATCTCAATATGAGTCAGGGCGAAACTAAAGCAGCAACACTATGGCAATCAGTCACACCAAGCGACTCAACCGATGTTAACTTTAGAGCTATCTGGATAACAACAGCTGGAAATGTAGCATTAAGAGATAGAAATGATAATGATGTAACATTCACAGTAGTAGCAAGTACATTATTACCCGTTCAACCTAAACGAATACTAAGCACAGGAACCACAGCAACAGGTATTGTAGGGCTTAACTAATGATTAAGACTATTAGACTTAAAGCGATTAAAGGTGGAGGCTCTAAAGCCTTATTTGTCGCTGCCAACATAACTATAGTTAAACCCAATAAAGATAACACTTCCATAGTTTGCGTAACAGGTGACACTAAAGGCATCGAAGTTTATGAAAGCGCCGATGAAATAGAGCAGATGATTAAGTATGAGCAAGCAGGTCATGAGCCCAATTCAACATTTCAACCAGCATACCCACAAATAGAGCACGAATGAAACGACCAACCATGAAAGGGTTAGAGCAGTATGCCGCTAGACCGGTATTGGTATTCTCTGGCTCACTCTTGGTATTATCAGTTGCATTAAACAATATAGGATTCAAAGAAGTTATTGATGCATGGGCTAAACATATCGCTCATCAGATAGAAGAGCCAAACAAAGATTTGGAATTAAAGGTAATCGAGTTAGAGAAAAGGCTCAAAGAAGTCGAAAAACTAGCTCATCATAGTGGAGAAAAGTAATGAAGGTGGATAAAGAAGGCGTTCCGACGCTTATTCAAGAGATAAGATACCGGTATGGAAACATGGCTTTTTATGTTACATTTTTTAGTGGTAAAAAAAGAATATTCCCATCAGATTTCGCGTGCCCATCCATAGGATTGATGCAAAAACAACCCACAAGAATGCAGTGGCTAGAAGCTCAAAACACTATAGAGAAATTCAGTATTGATAACTGGGGGGTGGTCAATGCCTAAGAAAGGACAAACAACCAAACAGGCTCGCAGAGCGGAAAGGCAAGAGGACTTAAGACAGCTGTTAACGTCACAGGGTCATTTGCAGCATGTTATTAAAATATGTGAAGAATTAGATGATTTAAGTATTACCTTAGAGCCTACTGATATAACCCGTAAATCAAAAGTCATAGATACTAAATTAAAGCTAATTAACAAGTACCTACCTGATATTAAAAACGTAGAGATAGCGAATGATGGCGGGGGTGAGTTAACAATTAAGCTAGTTGATTACAGTGGTGAACACAATGACTCTTAATTTAATTGAAGTTTCACTGCTGCTTGTGGCATACACTTGTATAATTACACCTATCATGTATGCGATCGTGGTTTTAGAGCTTAAATTACTAAATAAATACTTTTGTGACTGAAATAACCATCCCCAATCAGTGGAGCCCTAGAGGTTATCAGCTGGATTTCTTTCAAGCTATGGATTCAGGGATACTTAGAGCTGATCTATTATGGCATCGTCGCGCAGGAAAAGATTCAACGGTCCTGAACTTTACAGCTAAAGAGATGTTTAAGCGCGTAGGCAACTATTGGCACTTATTCCCTAAACAAACTCAAGCACGCAAAGCGATATGGAACGGTATCGACGGCCAAGGCAGAAAGATCCTTAAGCAAGTATTCCCCGATAAGATTAGAAAGCGAACTCAAGGCACAGAGATGATGATTGAGCTGGCGAACGAATCAACATGGCAGTTATGCGGCTCTGACAACTATGACTCACTGGTTGGCTCTAATGTTGTAGGGGTTGTATTCTCTGAGTGGTCTTTATGCGACCCCAACGCATGGGATTATATAAGGCCAATGCTTCAAGAAAATGGCGGCTGGGCTGTATTTATATACACTGCTCGTGGCAAGAATCACGGCTACACGCTTCATAATATGGCAAAATCAAATCCAAAATGGTTTAGTCAAAAGCTAACAATTGACTACACTTTTAGAGAAGATGGCACGCCGGTAATAAGCCAATCCACAATTGAAGATGAGCGAAGTGAAGGCGTTAGCGAGGATGTTATCCAGCAAGAGTATTATTGCTCATTCGATGCTCAGATACCTGGTGCAGTGCTGGCTGAGCAAATGGCTAAAGCGTACAAGGAGAAGCGAGTAATACAAAATATGCCAATAGATCCAGCGCTACCTCTTGGCACGGCATGGGATTTAGGGCACAGAGATTCCACAGTGGTATGGTTCTGGCAAGCAACACAAGGTGAAATTAGGTTAATACATTACTACGAAAACAACCTGAAAGATTTAGATCATTATATCAAATACATAAAAGAATACGCCGAAGAAAGGGATTTATCATACAAGCTTGGCAAGCATTTAGGTCCGCATGACTGTAACACTATGAGGCTAGGGCAACATGAAACAGTTCAATCCCAATGCAATAAAGCCGGATTAAAAATGCTCGCCACCATAAAACCACAAACAAAAGCAGCAGGCATCCAAGCTGTCAGAAAGATATTCCCTAGGTTATGGATAAATGAAACAGAGTGCGGCAATGGTGTGGCCTGCTTAAGCGAATATCAATATGAGTGGGACGACAAACTAAAAATGTTTAAAGATAACCCGCTGCACAATTGGGCTAGTCATGGATTTGACGGACTGCAGACCCTAGCATTAGGATGGAATGAGGCATTTAAAGGCGACTACAAACCCCCCAAGCCCACCACATCAATGCAGGTCAACTTTAATGTGTTCGGATGACATGTATATCGTGTTCAAAGAAGCTGAGCGCCCACTATGGTGGATGAGATGGCTAAAGGATGGGTTTAGTCATTGCTTTGTCATAAGAGCGGACGGCAATAAATGGCTTAAGTATGAATCAGGCCATGGAGTCACTCGTATAGACTCAGTCAATCATTATGCAACTCTCATAGAAAACGGTATAATAGTCAAAATTCAGGCAGTAGAGCGAAAAAGATGGGTGTCGTTAAATACCTGCGTAGGCTTTACAAAGCTAATTACTGGGATTAAGTCGTGGAGCTTAACCCCTTATCAACTATTCAAGAAGGTGCACAATGGGTCTATTTAAGTGGGACAAAGATATCAGCTTAGTCGGCCGAGAGAAAGAAAAGAAAAAGCCAAAAAAGGAAAAGAAGACAGCCGAAGAATTAGCCACAGAGACAAGAAACAAACGCCTACTTGACGAAGAGATAGAGAAGTCAGAGGAAAAGTTTGCTGCATTAGCCCGAGGCAAGCTTGGGAATGTCTCATTGCTCTCAGGCGCACCAAGAAATGTTAGTGAGGCAGTAGGAGGTAGGCGCTCATCAGGCGGTGGTGGTGCAGGCAGTCTGCTTGGTGGTCGCGGCAATAGTGGCACATCTGGAATAGTCAACACGACCAGAACAAATATACGCTCTAACAGGTCTACCAAATGAAGATACCAAACAATCTAGGCTCACTATCAGACCTAAAAGCCAGAGAAAAGAAAGCCTTTGCTGAATCGGCGCAATGGGAAGACACCCTTGATGATGCTTATGAGTTCTTCCTGCCTAATAGAAACCTATTCAACCGAGAGGGTCGCGGCCAAAAGAAAATGGATCGTATATTCGATGGTACCGGACCTGAATCTATCAAGATAGGCGCATCCAAACTACAAGAGAATATTGCTCCAATCTGGGCTAGGTGGGCTAACTATGAGCCATCTGGAGAGATACTAAGGCAGATAGAAGCATCTCAAGGCGACATATCAGAGAAAGATATTCGAGAGAACCTAGAAGAGCAGGCAGCTATCACATTCGATATTATCAACCGGTCTAACTTTGCCACTCAATTCTACGAGTTTGGCTTAGATTTATTGATTGGCACGGCCACGATGAGCATTGAAGAAGATGAATCAGATGAAATGCCGATCATATTCAAAGCTATTCCACAAATAGGCATTGCATTCGAGGAAGGTCCAAGAGGCGTTATTGAAACTCACTGGTGGAGACTTAAGGTCAAAGCTAGGAATCTTGAGCGTCAATGGGTAGGATTTAAGCCGTCACTGCAAATGTCTAAGCTTATTAAAGATTCCCCTGATGAAATGGTGGATGTTCGCCAAGGTGTTGTGTTTGATCACTTAGAGCAGAAGTATTACTTAATCGTATGGGTTCATGAAGAAGAATCTATATCGTTTGTCGATGAGTATGATGATACTTCACCTATGGTTACTGCTAGATACTCTAAAACATCAGGCGAGGTTAGAGGGCGTGGACCAGTATTAGACGTTCTACCTAATGTTAAATCACTTAATAAAGCCAAAGAATACATGCTAACCAAAGCAGCTATTGACTTATCTGGTATGTGGACTGCAACCGATGATGGCGTAACTAACCCTTATAACATTAAAATTGCTCCAGGCATTGTGATTCCAGTTGGCTCGAATAACTCACAGAATCCATCCTTGCAAAGGTTAGACACCACAACTGATTTAAATCTAGGGTTGTTCGTTGTTGAAGATATGCAAAACGATGTACGTCGAGCGTTATTCAATGATATTAGAGAGCCTGATGACTCCGTGGTATCAGCAACACAGTTTGCTATTGAGTCAAGAGAGCTGGCTAAACGTATAGGCTCAGCATTCGGGAGAATACAAACCGAAGCATTGATCCCTATTCTTAAACGTGTTCATGCAATCTTAGTGCGTAGAGGCATATTGCAACCAATGAAGATAGGTGGGCGAGAAGTTGCTATTAAGTTCACATCCCCATTAGCAAGAGCTCAAGATGCAGAAGATTTACTATCATTCCAACAAGCAGTAGAGTTTACGCGCGCAGTTGGTGGTGATGAGGCTGTTCAGTTATCGTTTAAAGTCGAGAATGCTGGCACCTGGGCAGCACAGAAGACAGGCTCACCGCAAGAATTAAGCAGAACTGAGACTGAGAAACAGGAGATGGTTCAAGCAGCAGGCGCATTAGCCGAGCAAGGCATTGAAGAAGAAGCGCCACAACAACCGCAGGCAGTGTAATGGACTGGAAAGAAATAGATGCAACTACGTCAGAAGAAAATGTTAAGAAAGCGGAGCATGCCAAAGCTAAGCAGAGAGAAGAGGCTGCAAACGTTGCGCAAGCGTTTAATCGATTATTCAAGACAGATGACGGTATAAAGGTGATGCAGCACTTATCAACCGTGTTTATTATGAATAACGATGTAACTATGAACTCCCCCAATATTAATTATGAAGCCGCATATAAGAACGGCGAGGCTGGAGTGGTTAAATATATAATCAAACAAATAGAAAGAGCGGAGGTATTATAGTGGATACTGAAAAAGGCATTAAAGATTTGCCGGAGTGGCCGGAAAGTATTTTTGATAAATCGCTATCTGAAATGAGTGAAAAAGAACTTCGGGCGAAAGCTAAAGAAGCTAAAATTAAAAGCTATTGGAACAAGAAAAAGGCTAAGTTAATCGAAGAATTAGCAGCTCTTGAGTCGTCCGATGACTTTGATTTAACTATTGATGAACGAGCGATGCCATTTCTTAGGCGTGTAAGCTTTGACAAGGATAAACTCATTGCAGCAGCTAAGCATCAAAAGGCTGATAAAGTGGTTTACGATTTAAGATATAGAACATTTGATTTATACAATAACAATAAAAAGTTTGACACATTACCAATCGGTTCATTCTAGGAGATAAAACAGTGGATACAGAAAACAACGAAGCAGTAGAAACAACAGAAACAACAGAAGCATCAACAGAAACAAGATCATTGCTTGAGTCAGCAGCCTCCGAATTAGGAGAAGGTGAGTACTTTCTCTCTGATGGTGTCAAAGGGGATGGTGAGCGCCCTGAGTGGTACAAGGGCGACAAGTACAAAACAGTAGCAGAGCAGGCTAAGGCTTACACTGAGCTTGAGAAGCAGTTTGGATCATTCACAGGCGCACCTAAAGACGGCTATGCAGCACCAGAAGGCATTGAAGCTGAGGACGAGTTGTTCAACCAGTTAGTAGAGTTTGGCAAAGAAACCAACATGAGCCAGCAGGGGCTAGAGAAAGCTTGGGAATTATTGTCAACTCAAAATGCAGTAAGCCAGGAAATCAACCAAGAAGCCGAAATGGCTAAGCTTGGGGATAATGCCTCGGAAAGACTACAACAAGTCGATACCGCCCTAAAGAACAAGCTAGGCGCAAAGTATGATGATGTAGCTCCATTAATCACAACAGCCGAAGATGTGATACTAGCCGAAACTCTAATTAAATCATTCGCACCATCTAAGATAGCTCAAGAGGGCGCCCAACAGCCTCAAGGCTTAACGCTAGAGGAGGTAGAGAAATTCTCTAACGCTAAGGACGAAAGCGGCCGATTATTGCGCTCAACCGATGCGGCCTATAACGCTAAAGCCGAGCAAATGTGGCGTGATTTAGTAGGTGATGGTGAGCATAGAGTTGTAATAGGCTAAAACTATGGTAAAATAGAATCAATTCGGACACCCTATCTCTAGGCCCGTTTAAATGTAAAGGTTTTTAGTTGACCCCATTTAGACGGGACACCCAATAAAAACCCTCAAGAAAATATTATTAATTTCACTTTTTGAGGTAATTCAAAATGAGTAAGTTCTTAGCATCAGCAGCCAAGACCGAGTTTGACTCAATGGTCAAGCAAGCCTATCAGGGCGGTTCAAAGCTGCGTAGTACAGTAGAATATCGAGGAAACGTTGTAGGTGACACCTATAAGTTTCGTTTAATGGGTAAAGGCCAAGGGCACAAGCGAACAGGCTCAAGCTCTGTAGTTGTACCAATGAATATCACCCACGGGTTGCCAACTGCCAGTTTGGAAGATTGGGAACATCCAGAGTATACCGACATTTTCGACCAAGCCACTGTTAACTTTGATGAAAAATCAAAGCTGTCCGGCACTATCGGTAAGGCTATGGGTCGAACAGAAGATCAAATTATCATCGATACAATCGTTGCTGAATCTTCATACAACACAACCGCAACTGATGGCGCAGCGTTTGATATTGCGGCAGGTGGCACAGGTTTCACAGCAGCCAAACTTAGAACGCTCAGGGCGTACTACGACGATTTAGAGGTTGATGAGGATGTGAATCTTTTAGTCTCTGGAACGGGTATGAATCGACTGCTATCTAACACCGAAACAACATCAAGCGACTTCAACACGATTAAAGCTTTAGTCAATGGTGAATTGAACAGCTTTATGGGTTTCAATTTCATCAAGGTTGGCGCTCGTAGACTTGAAGGCGGCTTAGGTGGTTCTGGTTTGATTGCTTATGCTTATGCGCCTAGCGCGGTTGGCTTAGCGGCAGCAAGTTTAGAGAAATCAATGGGAATCGACTGGGTTGCAGAGCGCTCTAGTTGGTTATGTAATGGCAACTTAAAGGCTGGTTCATGCGTCATCGATCCTGAAGGCTTAGCCAGAATCGCTTTCGTTTAATAGGAGATATTAAGATGGCTTTAGTTTTAACTGATTTCAAACACGGTGATACAACTGGCACAGCGCCAGCTATCCACCTATACACCACTGTAGATACTCAAGCAGATGTCAATACGGCTGGATATTTCAACAACCTATCAGCAACATTGCGAGTAGGTGATTTGATTTATGGCGCAGTAGATACAGATGGTACAGCGGCTTATATTCTATTCCCTGTGCTAAGTAATGCATCAGGTGTGGTAGATGTGGCAGATGGTACAGTATTAGCAGTCACCGATACTGATTAATCCATAACAATAGGTAATCATCATGGCGAGTAAGATTGATCTTATTAGTAACGCTCTTATTTTGATTGGTGATTTACCTATCAATACTTTAACTGGTAACAGCCGCGCTCAAGTAGTTGCGGCTAACCTTTATGACAACATTGTCAAGAATGAACTATCAAAACACCGATGGGGATTCGCTAGACGTAAAGCTCAGTTATCCTTATTAGTTGACACTCCGATAGACTCAGACTATTCAAACGCGTATCAATTGCCTACAGATATGATAGCGCTAGTCAAATTAAACCCAAATCTAGATTATCAAATATTTGGTGACAAGGTTTACACTAACTTCTCGCAAGCAATGTACTGTGATTATATTGCAGACGTAGCTGAGTCAGAATGGCCTGTGTATTTCTCTAAAATGATTGAATACGCCCTTGCTAGGGACTTTGCATCATCCATTAGGGATAGTGCGGCATCAGCCGATAGAATGGGGCAAGAGTATGTAAACGCCTCCAGAATGGCCCGATACACTGATTCAATGCAGCACCCACAATCAGCTATTGTTAATAGACCTTTCGTTGACGTGAGGGCTTAATGGCCAAATCAAGATTTATTCAAGCATCTTTTAATAGTGGCGTATTATCACCTCTAATAAAGGGTCGAACCGATATTGAGCAGTACTATAAAGGCTTAGAGGTTGGTAAGAATATTGTACTAATTCCTCAAGGCGGATTAAAGCGTCGGCCTGGAACTGATTATATTGGTACAGCAGCATTCAAGACGTCACGAATAACCACCACGCCAACAATGCCAGAAGGTGGTACGGCGGCCAATATCAACGATGATGATGACACAACATCAACTACAACCACTACCAACATATCCACTATTGACCCCTATGTGATCGCCCATTACGACTTAGGGACGGCAAAAACGATTGAATTTGCTGATATAAGGGGTATTTTTTTAACGGTATCAGGTTCAACAAATGATGTAGTGGTTCAATGGTCAGATGACAACTCATTTTGGCAAGGAACAACCATTCGAGAAGTTGGCACAGAAGCTAGGGATATGCGAACCTATCTTGGTGGCACACATAGGTATTGGCGGTTAATCAAAGAGGATGGCATAGATTTAACTACCAACAAATTCACTTTGTCAGAATTTTCTCTGCAAGAGCGAACAGCAAACAATAGCTCAGTGAAGAAAAAAGATTTCAGCGCATCTAAGAATGAAAACTATTTGTGTGTGTTTACTGATGGCAATTGCGCCATTTACGATAAAGCAACCGATAATAGAGTGGCTGATATTAAAATGCCCTATATTGAGTCTCAATTATCCACACTAAGAGACGTTCAAACCGAGTCGGTCATGCTGTTATTTCACGAGGATACGGCCACACAAAGACTAATTAACCTTGGAACCGATTGGGATTGGCAATTGGATGACGCGCCATTCTTCAATATTCCACAGTTTGACTTCGACGATGCGTCAAGCCCTACCCCAACTAGCGAAGTTCAAATAATGACCTTTACGGGCTTTGTGGCTGGCGACACTTTCCAAATCGATATTGAAGGCGTTTTAAGTAAAAATATCACTTATGCTGGAGATGCCAATGCTAACCAGCAAAGCGCCACAGCGGCAAACATCCAAAAGAACATACAAGACATGCCAGTAACAGGTGAAACGGGTGTGTCGGTAGCTAGAACAGGCCCAGCAGCTTATACAATCACCATTAGCGGTGAATCAACCAAAGATTTTGAATTATTCTCTGCATTCGCTACTAGCGGCACAGCCTCTAAAACGATTGCTGTTACTAAGTCGGTTAGCGGCTCCCCAAGAAAAGAAGATGTATGGAGCGCAACAAGAGGCTACCCGCGTTCAGCTTGTTTCTATGAAGGCCGATTAGTTATTGGTGGCGTGAAATCTAAGAAGCAATCACTATTCTTGTCTAAGTCAGGCAGTTTATTTGATTTCGAGATAGATGAAGGTGATGATGATGACGCGATTTTTACTACTATATCAAGCAGAAAGCTGAATGATATTATCGATGTTTACCCAGGAAGAAACTTACAAATATTCACTGATGGCTCGGAATTTACTGTTAATGTAAGCCCTATTACCCCGTCATCGGTAGCAATCACCCCGCAACCTGAATCGGGAGGCGCATCAAATCTTGAAGTTAAAGAGATTGATGGGGCTACTATTTTTGTTAGTCGCAACGGAAAAAGCCTTAAGCGGTACATTTACAATTTTAACGAGGACACCTATTCCGCAGAAGATATAAGCGTCCTTAGTCCTGAGTTAATAAAGTCACCAGTTGATGTAGAAGTGTTATCTGGGGCAGCATCAGATGATGCTAATTGGGTGTTTATTGTTAATGACGATGGAAGCGCAACTGTTCTCAATACACTTAGAGCTCAAGATATTAACGGCTTTACCGAATGGACGACCAGTGGATTTATCACTGATGTCTCGGTAGTTGATGATAGTCTCTACATGACCAATAAGCGAACCATTAATGGCGTAGAGTCTTATTTTATTGAG